TCACCCCAGCGCCTTCCGCGCGGCTGCCTGATGGTCGGGACGATGGTGGCCGTAGTGCTTCTCCAGCGTCTGCACGGTCATGCCAAGATAGCCCGCCGCCTCCCATGGATCGACCGACCCTTCCATGAGCCAGGTCGCGGCCGTGTGGCGAAGCCAGTGGGGCGAGACGCCTGCCAGGTCGGCGTCAGCGACGCACCCCGCGAACCCCTTGCGAACCGATCCAATCTGCCGGCCTCCGTGGTGAAGAACGGTCGCACGATGGTCGATCTTATCCATGTCCTGCCAGCGCCTCATGTGCGCCGCCAGCTTGCGCGGCAGCTTCACCAGGGGGCGCCGCTTTGTCCGGCTCTCGGTCTCATCCCGGCCCCGTCGATAGATAACGCCCTTGTCCAGATCGACCCACGGATCGGTTAGGCTCTCGACCCAGTGCAGGCGCTTGATCACGTCCGAACGACTGCCGGTGTAGAGGCCGATCAGGATAAACCTGGCCATGTGGCGTCGGTTGGCGGGGCCCGCCTCGGGCAGACGTTCCCACTTGCCTTTCACAAGCCGATTGCCGCGGGCCGCCTTAAGCAGGCGCGCGGCTTCCGTCCGCGTGAGGGCGTCTCGGTTGGATTCGGCCTTGGTCGGTAAGACCACCAGGGGGCGCCGCGCTAGATGGTGCTCGCTGTCCCAGTAGCCGATCGCGGCCGACAGCACTTCCAGTTCGCGCCTGGCTGTCTGCGACGACGCTGTGCGCCCGGTTTCGCCATGACGGATCGGCTGCTGGATCCGATGGGCGACATACTGCTCGCAGGTCGTGCGTTTGATGTCTGACAGACGACGTCCGCCCCACCAGCCCAGCAGATGCGCAACGAAGCCCTTCATTGTGGCAGCGTCCGACTTCAGCTTGTCGGCCTTGCCCTGCCCGTAGAAAGCCAAGACGTCAGCGATCAGGACTTTAGCGGGATCACTTCCGCCGACTGGCTCCGACCACTTCTCCGCGATGTAGGTGGCGAGTTGTCGTTCCGCCTCCCCCAGACGCTCAGCGCCGCAGCCTGTGCCGACTTCAGTCGACCCGTCTCGGATGAACCAACGGTCCGGGAGCGCTTGGCCGCTGCGGGCGTCGATCCGTCCTTTTCGGAGATAGAGGCGCGGGCCTTTGGATTGACGGGGCATTGGAACAGAGCCTTCACGCTCGCCGGAGTGACATAGTAGGAGCCGCCGATCATCGAGGCAGTCAAGCGCCCGCGACCGATCTCGGTCCGCATCGCGCTCACCGTGATCGGGAACCTGTGGCCGAATACTGCGACAAACTCGGTCAGGGTCATGGGGTCGTCGTCAGCCCAATCAGCCGGCGTCGGCCGGGCTTCGGACCTCGGACTAAGCCTCGCGCTCATTGCCAGATACCCCTTCCCTTTTCCCGCGCCTCGTTCTCGGCGGCGCGGTATGGATCGCCATAGTTGGTTTCCGAGATAGCCAGCCCTTCGCGGACGAGGGTGGCGCCCAGGTCACGCCCGTTGACCGAGCAGACGGCCACGTTCCGCTGATAGCGATCTGTGTCGGTGATGGTGCAGCGAGCGCCATTGGCCGCGAGCTGGCGGGCGCGCACCTTGGCGGCGTCCGCGGTGCTCCGCGCGGCTGGCGAACAGGCCCAGACGGCGGGGCGCTGGCGACACCGGGTGAACGGCGCAACCTCCCCGGCGTCGATCCCCGCAAGGCGAACGCGGTGGCGCACGCCGTCGTCGGTGACGCAGCGGCCGCTGTCTCCATCGCTCAATAGGAGCGTGGCGCAGATAAGAACCAAGGCGCTCATCGTCCCTCTCCATCAGCCAGGATGGCGTCGATGATGGCGGTGAACGTGTCGCAGGGTCCGCTGGGGCGCCCGTCGGCCTCATAGTTCCAGTATGTGTCGTGACCATCGGTAGCCGCCGTCGCCATTGCTTCCCCAGGCTCGCGCACAGCCATCAGAACGGCGCGGACGTATCCTCGGATCATTTCTCTGTCAGTATCGCGCATGGTTTCCCATTCGCATTTGAAGTGATCTGACAAAGCCCTGGCCGCCCTCTCCAGCATGGTCGCGCCAGCGGCTTCGTCACCTTCCGGTATGGAGGCGGAGCCGGAATGAACCAAATCAGTCATGTCGTCCCTCTCCATCAGGGGGCGTGGTGGGGGTGCTGAATATGGTGGCGGGATCAATCGGCCCTTGCGGTTCCAGGTCCGCGTCGTTCCACATGTCCTCCGAGAACAGCATCTCCTTGGGGTTGATGCCGGGTGGATCAAGGCGGGGCGAGCCTTGGCCTGCCGCCTGAACGATGCGCCCCGCCTCTTCGCGATCCACGAACCGGCCTTTGTTTGTCAGGAAGCCGCAATCATGCTCCTGACTGATCCGACCGAGGCCCTGACGGCTGAGCCAGTTCAGGCAGTTGCCATGCCGACCGGGTCGGGCAAAGCTGATCGTAGCCCCATCGAACCGAATAGCCGCCGCGACCACAAGTTCTTGCTGCCCGTCGATCCGACGCTTGATGGCCGTGTGTTCGTCATTGCTGAGAGGAAACGCCATCTAGCCCTCTCCCTGTGCCTTGGCTTTGAGATTAGGGGAGACTTCGCCTGCGGCTTCGTACCCGGTGGGGATGCGGTTGGCGGGCTTCCAATGCGTCGGGAGTGTGGATTGGTTTCCAGCCTCGTTGACGGCCCAGCAATAGCCATCGGTCCAGTCGTCAGGCGGCTCCTGATCGGTAACGAAGGTCCAGCCGTAGGCCGCGCCCCCTTCCTCCGATCCGCAGTCTCCTATGTAGTGGAAGCCGATCATGTTGTCGTCGCCATGCCCGGGAATGCGCGCCTGAATGGCAGTCCCGTCGCGCGGAGCCGTGTCGATAGTCATCCACTCCGCATCATCAGCGATGACAGGTACGGAGCCGTCTTCGGCGTAGTGAACCATCACTCTCCAGCCTCCTTCGCTTGGTTAGGGGAGGATGGGAGAGTAAACTGATCTGCGGGCCACATCTCTTGAACATCATGTTCGTGGCAATGCACGATCAGGTAATCGCGGCGACCTTTGCGCAAGAAGGTGTATCGTCCGCCGCGCAGTCGCTGGAGTTGATCGCCAACCTCCAGCCGTTCGATGAGCGCGCTATGGTCGGTCATTGGTCGGGCTCCTCGGGAAACACCCACGCGGTGTCATTGACGGCGCTGTATCGTTCGCTCCGCTCGACCTTTCCGGCCTTGGCGAGGCGTTTCATGATCGCTCTGGCCCGGCTGGTCGGCACATTGAGACGCAGGCCAACCATCCACGTCCTGCCGATGAACCGGCCTTCCTTTCGAGCGGCTGCAAACGCTCGCAACCTCATGAGCGCCTGAATGTCAGTCATATCCTCGTTCATTGGTCGGCTCCCTGGTTGGCGATCAGTGCGGCGGCAGTCTCGAAAGCAGACAGCGGCACGGGCTGGATGACGGGCGACGTGTTGCCGGGTTCCGGGGCGCAAACCTCGACCACAGACCAGCAGCCGAACTTGTCAGCCAGAGCCGCGAACGGCTCCAACGCCTTCCGCAACTCGTCGCGCTGGCGCTCGGCTTGGGTGGCGCGGCCGGCCTGCTCGGCAAGGCGCGTCTCAAGGTCAAGTCGCTCGACGGCGGGCCAGTTGTGATCCCGCTCCCCACGCAGCGCCGCTATCTCGGACAGGAGGGCGGCTTCGCGAGGGCGACGGTTCCATTCGCGACCGTGATGAAACTCCTCGCCGGTTTCGAGGAAGCATCCGCAATCGTCGCAGTGGTATTGCGTCGAGACGCGCGTGTTCCCGAATCGCTCGATGGTCGCGGTCCCTCCGCAGAACGGACACGCAGCCAGTTCCGCATGGTCGGCTGTCTCTCGGGTGGTGGTCATGCCCCTAGCCCTTCCTGCTGAATGGGTCGCACAGCCAAATGGAGGCGACATAGACGACGATCAGCGGCCACAGGAGCCCGACGCCTAACCCAGAGGCGTGAGTGCCGTGCATGTGGTTGTCGCGCCAAGTCATGACCGCGAAGAACGCGGCTCCGGCTAGGTAGATCGTTGCGATGATATCACCCATCTACTTTCCCTCCGCTTTCAGGGCGGCGAGGGCTTGGTCGGCGCGGCGGATATGACCGACAGAGATTCCTTGGGACTTGGCATAGTCCCGTCTTGGGTTCCTAAAACTGTCCGCGTCGTCTTCGCTTTCGCCAATGTCAGCCATCACAGCAGCGAACGGTTCCAACGCCTCGACAGCGATCCGCAGCTTGTCGGCGCTCGGGGCGGCAAATAAACCAGCAACGATCTTTTCAGCCTCAAGCGCAGCCTGTTTGGTTCCGACTTCCAGTGCCCTGTGTCCGCCGTCGCCGTGAATGACTGCCAGCAGGTTTCCTAGCGCTTCCTCGCCTTCCGGTGCAGACGAACGGGCGCGGATGGATACCGCCATGTCGCGGTGCAGTTGCGCTTCGGTTTCGGACCATTCGTCGTCAGCGGCCTTGCTGGTCAGGAAGGCGGCGCGGTCCTCGTGCCACTTGGCGACGTGTTCGATCTCCCCCGCCCCCTCGGCTGGGGCTTCATGGTCGGTATCCGCCAATCGTTTTCCGAGCGCTCGGAACTCTGCCGGGTCTTCTCCGTCTTTGATAAAAAACGGGGCCTCATGGCGGGGGGTGAGGGGTTCGTAAGACTCCCCTCGAAACGCCTTGTCACGTTCACGGCGGTCACGCTCCGCAGCGTCTGCGATGCGCTTGTCGAGAGCGACCCCATCCCGCGCTGGGGCTTCATGGCGGGGGGTGAGGGCTAGGACCGCGTCGATTTCCTGAACGATGGCCGAACCGCCGTATTTCTCGGCAAGCTCGGGGTAGCATCCGGCAATGCCCATGCGGCCCGCGCTGTAGCAATATTGGATAGCAAGCTCGGATCGGGCCTTGATCAGCGCTGTCCGCAACGCCTCCACCCCTACCCGCGCTGGGGCTTCCGGGGATAGGGCGGCGAAGCCTAGGCCGTAAAGGTGCGGGCGCTCCGCTGCGTCCTTGCTCCACTTTTCGCGCTCACGATCCGACAAATCCGACCATTGCTGAGTGCTGTTCATTGCGAGGGGCGCGTCGTTGTCGTTGTGGTCACGCATCTGCTCGAACGCGCGCTGTCCGAGCGTCACCTCCCCACCCGCCAGCGATGACGGGGCGGAGGCGGCTGCGTTTTCATTCAGCCAGGCGACGACCGCCTTGGCGCCGGTGCGCGAGGTCCAATCCATGTCGATGCTGTCAGAGATCGCATCGTCAATGGCGTCTTCGTGTTGGTTCCAGTCGGTCATGCTGCGCTCCTGAAAAGCGGAAGTTCGTCGCGACGCACTGACCGGGCCATGCCGGCCAAGAGGTCGCGGAAAGGTTCGGGTGTGTGGATGCGCGGGCTGCTGTCGGTGCCGCCACCTCGGGCGCCGACTTCACCCAGGCGCTTGGCGCGCTTCAGCCCCATGCGCTCGACGACGGCCGGGTCGTAACGGGCTTCGCTTTCGCCCCAGTCCAACTCCGGCAGATCGGCGCCAACGGTGTAGAGCAGCGTGGGCTTCCGGGCGTAGTGACCGTACCGCCCTTGCTCGACGCAGCAGGTCCAGCCGCCGAACTGGTCAGCCTTGACCCAGCCGCCGGCCCGCGGGGGAACGGCTAGCCCGAACCACGGCCAGGCGTGTGAACCCCAAGGGTGCTCCAGCACGCCGCCCCAGTTGCGCACGGCGGTGAGGGCAGATCCGAAGCAGCCGGCGTCGAAGCCCTTGGTCTTGCGGCGCCCCGTAGTCTTCACCGTCAACGGCTGACCGAACCACATCTTGCCCCAGCGAGGACAGGGCGGGTGAGCGACGACGGGATGCGGGCCATCATACAGGCGGGCGTCGCGAGCTTCGTCCCAAGGGTCCACATCAGGAAGATTCCAATACGCCCCACCCGTCTCGACGTAGAGCGCGGCGATCACCCCTCGTCTCCGTCCCGGCGGTGGATGGGTTCGGCGTTGCGGGTCTCGCCTGCCGTAGCCTTGGCGATGGCTTCCTGATCGAGGACGCGGAAGGAGACGGCCCAGACCCACGGGTTGGCGGCCCAGGAGCCGGCGCCGTTGATCGCTTCCCACAGCTCGGAGAAGCCCTCGCGGTAGATGCCGTTCAGGCTGGAGTCGTAAGGCCTGTCGCGACGCAGCTTAGTGCTGCTCGCATACTGATCAGCGCCTTCGGCGATAGAGTCGCCCTCGGTGATCTCATGGAGGCGCTCGACCCGAACGTCGGTGATCTCCAGCACGACGCGGGCGGCCCAGCGCGGCATGAACAGCGGCGAGACATTCCCGGTCGCGGCAGCCTTTGGCATGGTCCAGTCGCGGTCGCCGAACTCACCGTCCTTGACCGTGCGGCGCTCGCCATCGGCCCGATAGGTGACGTCCATGTCCCAAGGCTCGAAGGACTTAGTTGGGCGCCACGTCTCCTTGACCCACAGACGGTCGCCCGGCTTGCCATATGGGCAGTCCTGAGAGACGCCGACACGGTCGAACTTGCCATCCCACCACCAAATCTGATGACCGGCGGCCATGTTATCGGGGTCGCAGATAGGAAACCGCTCGGCCCACTTCGGCATTGGCTTCACGACCCGCCGCGTCTGCGTCTTCCGGCCATCCAGCAGGGCGCGCACCATGGGGCCGCTGAACAGGATCGGACGCTCTTTGACCGCCCCGCCAGCAACAGAACCGCCGGGGGTCACGCTCTTTGCGCCGGAGTGAGGAACGGAGGTCATGCGGGGGCTCCCGGATGGGTCGGGTACGGCTGCCACGCGACCGGGGTCTCGTTCTTGCCGAGCATGTTCCAGCGGCTCTCGGCGGGTATCCAGCGCGAGACGGTGACGGTCTTGCCGTCAGCCGATGCGAGGATCACCGCTTCGGATTGGTGAACGGTGCGCGTCGAGCCCTTCGGACCCGGTAGCTGCACCTCACGACCCCTCGGCGCGTTCTCGATGTCGGTGCGCCAGTTGGACTGAACGCCGACCGCATCACCGCCCGGTATGGAGGCCGTCAGGCCGGAATGAACCCTATCGACCATCACGCTTCTCGCTGCTTGTTAGGGGTGGAGTCGTTGGCGGTGGTCATGAGGATCGCCACGGCTGCGGGCTCGTCGCCTGAGACTGCGTAGAGCGCCTGGCACAGGTCGAAAGGCTCGATGCCCAGGGCGGACCAGAAGGCCAGCTCGGCGCCGGAGTGCTGCCGCTCATGGCAGGGACGGCACAGGGGCGTGGTCCAGCGGTCGGACGGCTTCTCAGCCTTGCCGGTGGGGCGCTTGCCGATGGTGATGTCCCCTGCCCTCAGGTGTGCGGCGTCACAGGGGCCAGCGATCCGACAGGCAGCGCACGGCAGCCGGCGGATGAAGGCCAAGTGGCGATTGTCGCGCTCACGCGGCTGGCGCTGGCCGGGCCCCTCAGGACGGAACGACCGGGACCGGATATGGCCAGGGGCATAATGCTTGCGCTTCAAGGCCCGCTTCTCTTCGCGCAGGCGCGTGAGGTCGGCGTTGATCTGGAACAGCGACCGGATCATGCGGCTTGATCCAGGCGGTGGTCCTGCACGGTGGTCATGCGCGAGTGCTTGAGCAGGCGTACCCGCTCCTTCTCGCCGACCGGGCTGAGGATGACGGTGAAAGGCCGCGCCGGCACGTCGCGCTCCGGCCATGCGGCCGCCTGCTGGGTAGCCCAGAGCAGGCCTTCGGCGACCATGCTGAGGATCAGCGCCTCGGAATACTTCGGCGCGTTCTTGCTGCTGCCGACCGGCTGATCCTCCAGGCGGAACGGCACGCCCGCGAAGGCGCAGCGCATCATCCGCTGAAACGGCCTTACGGTGGTCAGGAGGTCGGCTTCTTCCGCTGTGAGGACGCGGATGTCCTGGTCGGCGATCATGCCGCCACCTGGCTGGCGGTCTCGATGTATCGGGTCTGGAGCTTGCGCCCCAGGGCGCTGCGGTAGCCCGAGGGACAGGCCTTGAGGCCTGCGCCGTTCTCAGCTTCCAGCATGGCGATCTGGCCGTCCGACGTCGCCAGATCGACACGGCGGGCGAAGGCATCGGACCAGCCGCGCCAGTCGGTGGCGTTCAGGTCTTCCGGCAGGAACAGGCGCTCAGACCAATCGATGTCCTCGACGTACTCCGGCAGGCTGTACGGGCCGACCTCTTCGACGGCGACCGGCGCCGCCGCGCGCTGTACGGCCGGCGCCGCTGGGTTGGCCAGGTTCTGGCTGTCGCCGAGCCACGACAGGGCAGCGCAGAGGCGCTGAGCCAATACCTCGGCGTCGTCAACGAAGGCCGACAGGTAGATAACAGGGACCCCTGCCCCACCCGGCTCGCGGGCGCCGTCAATACGGACGGTCGTGGGGCCGAACAGATCGATGTCGCGCTTGGGCGTGGCGCCGCTGACGATGGAATAGAACTCGCGCATCAGGCCAGCGCCCACCAGAAGCAGCCGATGACGCCGACGACGGTGAAGGCTTCGATGCCGAGGACGAAGGCGCGGCCCGGCAGGCCGCCGGCGCTCTTGGCGGCTTGCTCGCGCCGGGCGGCAGCCTGGGCTTCAGCGGCTTCGCGCTGGATCAGGTTGCATTCACGCTCTGCGCGCCGGTCACGGACAACCTGCCAGTTCGGATGAAAGCCAATGCCCAGCGGATGCGGGCGGGCGTCGATGTATGTGTCGTGGAAGGCCACGGGCGTCTCCCTCTCTCGTGTGGGGAGGACGATATCGGACACTCCGATAATGTCAATCGGATATTCCGATATTTCTATCGGTAGGATATCGGAGGCTCGACTCCGGCGTCATCTCAGCGCCTCTTGTCCCTTCGCATCTGGGGAGGCGCAAATGGGTCTGTTTTCTTTCTTATTCGGTGGGCGCCGGCCTGAGGCGATCAATGCAGCTCGGCGTGAGGTGACGAATGCCGCGACCAGCTCGCCGTCCGTCGCAGGACCACCAACCGTCAAGTGGCGCCCTGACTCCTATCCAATGGAGGTGGTCGGCGAGCTTAACTACCAGGAGGCCCTAGTCGCGATCTGTGGCGCGCATAGCCGGTACGGCCACGAAGGCGAGTACTCTGCAACCCTCCTGCGCGAACCGTCGAACGCCTTCGACAGCAATGCTGTTGTAGTGCTCATCCAACATCGAAAGGTGGGCTATCTGTCGCGAGAACAGGCGGAGCGTGTTGCGGCCCAGATGGACGAAGCTGGGCTAAAGACCGTCTATTGCGCCGCCCGTGTTCGGGGCGGATGGCGAACAAACCAGCATGATGAAGGGCACTACGGTGTGCGTCTAGCGGTCCCCACATGGGGCTGGCTCGACCTGGGCATTGGCGCCGAGAAACCAGTCAAGCAGCGAGAACCCCGCAAAGCATCCACAATCCCAGCGCCCGCCGCCAAGGGACCGTTGTCGGGGGAGCGCATCGCGATCCAAGGAGAGGCGCCAGACGGCTCGCTCGCGACAGAGCTTGCTGCCGCAGGAGCCAAGATAATGGCGCGGCCCGGCAAGACGACTACGCTATTCGTTGTGGCCGCAAGTCGGCCATTTACGTTCGGACACGTCCGCAGCTCGGCTCACGTCGCCGCTGTCGCCCTCGGAATCACCATCCTGAGCCAGGACGAGATTCGAGCCCGCGCATCCAGCTCGCTATAGTCGTCGAGCAAACCACACGACCCGACCGATAACGGTCACAAGGTCGGCTGGCACTCGATACTGGTTGTGGTTCTTGTTGTCCGAGATCAGGACAACCTCGACCGGGTCGCTCGCGGGCACCTTCTCAATACGTTTCACCACGGTCGCGTTTGAGTCGAAGATCGCATAGACGCCGGGCTTCGCAGGATTGGTCTCGCTTCGGTCCACCAGAACCCTGTCGCCTGACGACAGCGTGGGATACATGCTGTCGCCCTCAACCGTCACGACGCCAAGCGATGATAGCGGCGCCCTCACTTCGTTCTCGAGGTATTCCCGAGGGAAGCTCCAATAGGCAATCGCGTCTTCGTCCGCCGCCAGAGCGCCTCCGCCGGCAGAGAGACGTATGTCGTATTCAGGAATTTTCACGAAGGGCGACAGTTCGCGTTTCGGCGTGACGTCGGGGCTCTCTACCCCCTCCAGTTCCTCCATGGATCGGACATCCGCAAGCGGGCGAAGGGCGTCGATGTCCAGTCCGTACAAATCCGCGATCCCATCGAGGTAATCGGCCCAGGACTCTAGCGCGCCGCTCTCCCAGTTCGACACCACAGACTGGCTCTTCAGCCGCAGCTCCTTAGCCACCTGTGTCTGGTTGAGGCCGCTGGCGGAACGAGCGGCCTTGAGCCGCTGGCCGATTGCCTTCTTAAGGTCGTCTGGGCGCTTGAACTTCATACCGCGACCTAATCGGGAAACCCGATACCGTGCATCCGATAAATCGGAGCTTGCGAATATCGGATAAGCCGATAATATCGCGTCATGTCCGATAACGTCATTGATCATCTCACCGCTCCCCAGCGCTTTGGGACCCAGACGCGTCTGGCTGAAGCCGCCGGGGTGCGCCCAAACACCATCAGCGAGAAGCGGCACTCAAACTCCCTGACCCATGCCCAGATGCGCCGCATCCTAGCGGTGGCGCCGACCATGGGAGTGGAGCTGACGCCCGCTGACTTCTTCCCCGGTGCCAACGATGGTGAACGACGGGCAGAGGCCGCCTGATGGCCCGGTCGGTGGTCGAGATCCTGATCAGCACCATCCGGTCGCAGGCCGAAGCCACGCTGGCGCTTGAAAGCCTGCTGGCGGGTCGCGCGGACGAGTTCTCCGTTGCCCGCGCTCGACGCGCCGTCCTCGACGCGGCCCTGACTGCGCAGATGACGGCCGACGGCGCTGAACGCGTGCGCCAGGCTGCGCTCGCCGCCCTGCCTAATCGCCTGCGCGCCGCCAACCTCGACCAACCCGAACCTCCCTTTGAGCCGCCGCCCCAAGCGGCCTGACCCGCGAAACCTACGGCGGCGCTTGGCGACCGTCAGCTTGCAAACAGAAGGCACCGTGCAATGAGCCGGCTTCAGGAAACCCAAGAGGTCAAAGCCCTCTTCAAGATGTTGGTGACGGCGGTCGGTGGCGTTGAAGCCGCAGGCGTCCACCTCGGCGTCTCACATCAGCGCGTTTCGCAGCTCTACTCCCTGAGCAACGAGGACGAGCCCGGCTATCGCCAGATCCGGCTGCTGGAAGTCGTCGCGTGTCGCGCGATCGTCACCGGCGCCCACGTCAAGGCTGTCAGGGGCGAGGAAGCCGACAGCATCTCCGCTGCGGTGGTGGAATCGGTCAGCGCCACATCGACGGCCCTCAGGCTCGTCCACGACATGGACGCGGACGGTCATCGCGACCAAGGCGAAATCCTCGCTGTCCGTCAGGCCACGACCATTGCCCGAGAAGCCGTGTCGCGCCTGGAAGCCAAGGCCGCGACACTGCAGCCGGGAGCAGCTTGATGTTCGGCGCTCAACCACTCGCGCAAGGCGGCTTGGCGTTCTCCAGCGGAGCCGCCCGTCATGCGGTCCGCCGCGCCCATCACAAGGTGACGGCTGACGGGATCAAGCTGGTGCTGCCCGATGGGCTGTTTTTGTCAGACGACGAAGCCCGCCGGCTGGCCTGGGCGATCCTCGCCGACGTGGCGCCGGACGAAGTTGACGCCATGCCTGAGGCGGTAACCTACAAGGAAGCCCAACGGCTCGCCGTTCTTCGGGCGCTGCAGGCGGGCGTGGACAGCATCATGCCGCTGGCGGCCGCCCTCGGCTGGCAGCGTAGGACAGTCGAGCGGCGCCTTGGAGAGTTGGTCAAGGACGGCCGCGTCAACGCGCTGGGCTGGTCCACTTCGCGGCGGTTTCAACTCGCCCTCGACGGGGTGTTGTGATGTTCGGTCTCCGCAAGGCCCGTGCGTCGCGGCGCCTGTCCGATGCGAACCGGTCATTCGACCGCGCCTACGCCGCCCGCCGAGACGCGGAGGACCGGGGCGACCCCCGCGCCATGCACCACACCCGCTCAGCCCTAATCCGCGCCCGCTCGGCGCAGATCGCCGCTGAATTGGCCTTCGCCACCACCATCAAATCCGCCCGAGCCTGAGGAGTCCACCATGGACGACGACCAACATTTCGACGCTTCGCCCGACGTCCTAACCACCACGGCCCAAGGCCGCCTGCGCTCCATCATCGAGCGCCTGGAGCGTCTCGACGACGACAAACAGGCCGTCATGGTCGACATGAAGGAGGTCTTCGCCGAGGCCAAGGGCGAGGGCTACGACGTCAAGGTCCTGCGCAAAGTGCTGCGCATACGCAAACAGGACAAGGCCAAACGCCAGGAAGAGGAAGCAATCCTCGATCTCTACCTCTCCAATCTCGGCGAGGTCTGACCGTGGCAATCGCTCCCGCCATGATCGAGTCTGCGCGGGGGCGCGTCTCCCGATGACCGTCGCCACCAATCGAGCAAACTCGACCAATTCTGGCGCTTTCGCCACGTCTCGTCGCGGTGGTCTGACGCCCCAGGAGGTCCAGATGGCTCGCGACATGCGGGCCAAGGGTCGAGGCTGGCAGACCATCGCCAATGTCATGGGCCGCTGCCGGGATGACCTGCAAGGCCTTGAGGCCGCCAACGACCAGGGTTTGCTGGTAGGAGGCCCGCAGGCGCGCCCTTTCGTCTGGACGGACGAAAAGCTGGCAGCCTCGGAACGCCTCTATCGAGAGGGTCACGGCGCGCACACCATTGCCCTGGCCGTCGACTGCGACATGCGGACAGCGGAGACCCGCTACAGCTTCCTTCGCCGCAGGGTGACGCGATGATTGCGATCAACCGCGTCTCAGCCCGGTCTGTCATCGAGTACGTGGGCGCCCGGCACGGCCTGGACTACGCCGTTATGGCCGGCGCTGCGCGAGCCGTCCGAGTCACCCGGCCCCGGCATGTCGCGATGTATTGCGCCCGCACCCTGTGCCCGCACGTCAGCACGCCCATGCTCGGCCGTCTGCTAGGCGACCGTGACCACACGACGATCCTGCACGGCATTCGGAAGATCGAGAGCCTGCTGCCCGTCGACGCCGACGTGCGTGAAGAGGTGGCGCAGGTCGTCGCCCATTTCCGGCTGAGCAGCTCCGAGCCGCGCGACCTGATGCTGTCAGCCCAGATCGACGCCGCGTCGAAGCACCTGGAGACGCTGATCAGCGAGGCCCGGTCGCGTGTGGACCTGGCGAGGCTCGCAACATGAGCGTTCAGGCCATCACATGGGCGCTGGACCAGTCCTGCGCGACCGCGACCGAAAAGGCCGTGCTGCTGGTTGTCGCCAACTATGTGGGGCCAGACGGCACGACGTTCGTGGGCCAGGAGACGATCTCTGAGCAGGCCTGCTGCTCGATCAAGACGGTCGAGCGCGCCCTTGCAGCCTTTGAAAAGGCAGGGTGGATCGAGCGCGAGCGGCGCCATCGCAAAGATGGCTCGCGGACGTCTGATTTGATCATCTCCAAGGGTCCGAAACACCCGGAACGCAGGGAGAACGTCCAACCCGACAATAAGTCGGGTAGGCGACCGCCTAACAGACACCCTGTCCAAACCAAACAGACATCCAGTCCAAACCTACCCGACTGTGTGTCGGGGCTCACTTCGTTTGAACCGTTAGAGGAACCGTTAGAGGAAGCTGTTGCTGCTGCGCGCGAGCCAGCGAACGACACCTCGACGGGGGTGACCCTCGTATCGGTGGTCTGCGACTGGCCCGAGGGTGACGCCCGCCGTCATGCCGAGCTGCTGAGCCAGGCCGCCAACACGATCCGCCTCGACCCCTCCCGCCAGCCGGGCCTGACCACGACGCTTGGCCGCCTCGCCGCCTGGCGCCGGGACGGGGCGAGTTGGGAACACGACGTCGTTCCCGTGGTCACCACCATCGCCGCCAAGCCCGGCCAGCCGATCTCGTCTTGGAAGTTCTTCGACGCCCCCATCGCCCAGTCCATCGCCGACAACGCCGCCGCCCTGAAAATCCCTGAGGCCCGCCATGCAAGCCAGACCCATGAACAGCTTCCCCGTCGCTCAGCCCAACGAAGCGCAAACCGTGACAGATCGACTGCCGGCGCTGAGCGGGCCACTTCGGTCGTGGCTGCTCGTCGAAACTTCTGACGACAAGGCCGTCGAGGTCATCAGCAAGAGCCCCATGCTGCGGTCCGAGGCCGCGATGCTCATGCCGATGCTGCGCCAGGAAGCCCTGCGCCCTGCTCAGCCCGAGGAGATCATGATCATCGTGAAGAGCCGGGAGCAAATCTTCGGCGACCTGCGGATGGAGCGGAGCGAGGTGGAGTGGACCGCGTTCTGGGCCGACTACTTCGAGGCGCTGAGCGGCCTGACGGCGGCCAGCATCGAGGCGGGCATGGTGGCGTACATCGCTTTGCCCGACAGCGAATGGGCGCCGAAGCCTGGCAAGCTGGCGCACCTGGCCAAGACCACGCCGACGCAGGGGCGGTTCACCCGAGCCTACAACCGCGCCCGTGCGGCGGTGGTGGCCAGCCAGAAGACCGAGGAGCCCAAGCGCCCGGCAGAGCCCAAGCCGTCACCGGAGGCGGTGAAGGCGATGCTCGCCGAGACGTTGAAGGCCCTGGCTGAAACCCCGCTGGCGAAGGCTGCGGCTGCGAGGAAGAAGGCCCTGCGCCCGACACCATCCGCCCCCCTGCCCGCCGGCAGCACCATGAGCGCCGAGATGAGGGCGATGTTGGAAGCGCGGAAGGTCATCCCGCCCATCGACCGCGATCCCTACCAGTACGGAGAAGCAGCATGACGACGATCAAGGCCACGGCCGCGCAGTCCATCGCCTTGGAGCGTCGGCGCCTGGCCGACAGGACAGCCTTGGTGCGCGGACGCGTCGAAGCCACGCCGGGCTGCAACCTCCTGCCGAAGGTTGCGAACGTCGAGAACCGCCTGAGGCTCATGCAGTTCGCCGTCGCCAAGACCCTACTGGACGAAATCGACGACACGCTGGAGGACATTCGGCGGAAGGCCGCAGAGGCGGACCACGCGCAGTCTGGTCGCCAGCAGGATCAGCTTCTAGCCGAGCGCGGCGTTGAGACATTCGAGGTCGGATCTGTTCGCGCCCGTGACGGTTGGCGGTGGTTGACCAGCAGGAAGCCCGCGCGCCTGTCCGCCGTTCAGATTTCCACCGGGGACCGCTACTCCTCGGTATATGCCTCGGCGCATCGCGACGGCCTTTCGACCAGCGCCAATGACAACGCTCTCGGTGGTGACCTGACCATCCAGCAGGTCAAGGCTGCCGCCGAACAGCGCCACGCTCAACGTCAGGTCGTGGAAGCGATCCACGCTCATATCGCACGAGCGACAGGTTCCGCTCGGCTCGCCGGGCTGTTGGAAGCGGTCTGCGGTCGCGGCGAGACACCGCGCCAGTTAGCGGGTAACGACGACAGGAAAGCGGCGGCTGTGGAAGTCGAGCTCAGGCTCGCGCTGGACATGGCTGCGGTGGCGTTCAAGATGCTGCCGAAGAGGGAGGAAGCCGCATGAGCAAAATTGATGATTTGAGGGATCGCCTGGACAGTGCCAGGGAGTCTGGGCGGGCAGCACTTGAAATCGTGATGAACTCGCGCGAATGGGCGACGATAGTGGCCGAAGCCGAGGCCAGCGCCGTGAGCGTTACCAACGATCCGAAAGCCGCCGGCAGCAGGACATTCTGCGGTGTTCCTGTCGCTATCGACGACGCAACGCCAGAGGTCCATTTCGTCTATCGCGGTATTTCGTGAAAGGCGTTGCGTTTCCGCGCAAATCAGGTGACTAATCCCTAACGGCGCTTAGCGCGCCCAGAGACAGGCCCCCGGGAAACCGGCGGGCCTTTTCTTTTACCCCCACAACCCCGCACCACATTCCCCCTGGTCTGGCTCCCAAGCGCAGCAGGGCAAACACAACGGACCTTAGAGCTGAGAAAGCAACCGGGGTGCGGGCAGCGCGAGCTGTTCATTGCCGGGAAGGCCGGAACACTTGGGGCCAATCACCGATGGCAAGGCGCCCCGACTACCGTAGCGCTGAGGCAGAAGCCTACCGCTCCCTCTACCGCACAGCCCGATGGAAGCGGACCAGAGCCGCACAGCTACAGGCCGAACCTCTCTGCCGTGCCTGTCAGGCCGGAGGCCGCGTCACACCCGCTACCGTCTGCAACCACCTCGACAAGGACGCCAAGGCCACAGAGGAAGTTTTCTTCGCTGGCCCCTTCTCCAGCCTCTGCGCTCCATGCCACGATGGAGGGGAACAGAAGGCGGAGAGCGCGGGCTACACGGCCGAGGCCGACGCTTCCGGGTGGCCGACCGACCCTCGCCACCCGGCCAACGCCCCTCGCGGCAAATCCTTTCACCGATAGCCCCCAGGGGGGTGGTTAAAACCTCAGGGACTTTTCGGTCCGGGACCGGCCTCCAAATCAAACGCGCGACGCCGCAAAATCCCAAAGTTTTTCCCCAGAGATTGGAATATTTGACCCATGGCCCGACCACGCAAGTCTCCGGACGAGCGCAGGCTCGATGGGAACCCTGGCAAACGGGCCATCCCCGTTGACGTCTTCGTGCCCGAGGGCGCGCCCTTCGTTCCCGATCATCTCCACGACGACGCACAGGCCTGCGCCGAACACATCATCCGGTCGTTTACGACCAAGCGCCTGTCCGCCCCCGACAGCTACGCCCTCGCCGCCTTCGCCACCGCCTGGGCCTGGCACAAGGCCGCCACCCACGCGATGCAAGCGCCCGACTTCGCGCCGATCGTGCCGGGCTCGAAAGGGAATCTGGCACCGAACCCATGGTTCAAGGTGTTGAATGAGCAGGCCCGCGTCATGCTGGCCTATGCGTCGAAGCTCTACCTAACGCCTGCTGATCGCGCGTCACTTAAGGGTGCGGATGCGGAGGGGCCGCTCAGCAAGTTCGATGGCCTGTTGGGGGCTTCGTCGCAGTTGCACTCGTAGATCGACGGCGTAGAATCACTGTCATGGAGCCGATCCGCATCTGCGCAAAGTGTGGTCAGTCGAAGCCTGCAACGGAGCAGTATTTCGTCAAGCGATCGAGACTTGCGAGTGGCATTGCCGCCCATTGCCGCGAATGTCACCGGATGGCGGCGCGGCAGAGATACGCCAGCAACGCGGATCGAGAGGCTGCGGCAGCGCGGCATCGCCGCATTGTAAACCCGGACGCCGTCGCCGCTACGAAGTCGCGCTATCGGGCAGCGCATGGCGATCGCCTGAAGAAGTACTGTCGCGATCGTAGTGCTGCGTATCGAGCTACCCCAGCTGGCGCACTCAACACCAGAATGGGGGCGGCGCTTCGGACCGGCCTTCGTCGCAACAAGGGCGGAACCGCGTGGCCTTCTCTTGTTGGCTACTCGCTGGACCAGTTGGTGAGCCATTTGGAGCGCCAGTTTGAGCCTGGAATGGGGTGGCACAACATGGATCGGTGGCACATCGACCACATCATCCCTGTGTCGAGCTTCGCCTACCAGACGGCCGATGACGCGGAGTTCAGCGCAGCATGGGCACTTCAAAATCTCCGGCCGATGTGGGCGCGAGAAAATCAGTCAAAAGGCGCCCGTCGAACGCATCTGCTGTAGTCAGGCGCGCGGCTCGGGCAGACCGCGTCATCGCCTTCGTCGAAGCACTAACGGTTCCATCTGGTGAGGGCGCTGGCGGCCCGTTCAAGCTTCGGCCCTGGCAGAAGCGCTTCATCCGCGACATCTACGAGCCCCACGGGCTGAACAACCGCAGGCGCGTTCGCCGCGCCATCCTCTCCATCGCCCGCAAGAACGGAAAGACCGCGCTGATCGCCGCCCTGGTGCTCGTCCATCTGGTCGGGCCCGAGGCGATCCCGAACGGCGAGATCTACTCGGCCGCGAATGACCGCGAACAGGCCGCGCAGGTCTTCAAGGTCGCCAAGCAGATGGTCGATGCCGACCCCGAGCTGGCGGCCATCGTCAAGCCGACCGCCTCGACCAAGACCCTCGCCTGCTACGGCAACGGCAGCATCTATCGCGCCATCTCCGCCGAGGCCGGCACGAAGCACGGCCTCAACCCCTCGCTGGTCATCTTCGACGAGCTGGCCCAGGCCAAGAGCCGCGAGCTCTACGACGTCCTCGACACCTCAATGGGCGCTCGCGAAGAGCCGCTGTTCATCACCATTTCGACCCAGTCGAACGACCCTGAACACATTCTGTCCAAGCTGATCGATGACGGGCTGAGCGACGCCGACGACACCACAGTCTGCCACCTCTACGCGGCTGACGAAGACTGCGACTTGCTGGACGAGACGGGCTGGAAGGCCGCCAACCCCGCGCTGGGCGACTTCCGATCCTACGACGAGCTGGCTGTTCTAGCGCGCAAAGCCAAGCGGATGCCGGCGGAAGAGCCGAAGTTCCGGAACCTGTATCTGAACCAGCGAGTGGCGCCGCACTCCACATTGATCGCGCGCGCCGACTGGATGGCCCGGCAGGGCAAGGCGCCGCTGATCCCCGGTGAGGCCATCTATCTGGCGCTCGACCTGTCCGCCAAGACCGACTTGACCGCCTTGCTTGCGGTGAGCGTTGAGGACGGGTCGCGAGTCCAGGCATGGTTCTGGAAGCCGGAAGACTTGCTTGAGGATCACGAACGCCGCGACCGCGTCCCTTATCGTCAGTGGGTCGCGGACGAGTGGATCGAGGCCGTACCTGGCCGCGCCATCCACCCGCGCGCGGTCGCAAACAAGATCGCTGAGCTTTTCGACCAATACGACGTGAAGGGCCTGGCCTACGACCGCTGGCAGATCGACCACCTCTTGCGTGAGTTCGACGGCGTCGGGCTCCAGGCGCACAAGGACGGCGACGACGGCGATGGGCTCCGGCTGGTTCCTTGGGGCCAGGGCTTCAAGGACATGTCGCCTGCGATCGATGCACTGGAGACTGCCGTGCTGCATGACGAACTGACGCATCCCGGCAACCCGGTTCTGACGTGGAACATGGCCAACGCCGTGGCCACGATGGACCCGGCCGGCGGTCGCAAGCTGGACAAGATGAAGGCCCGGTTCCGGATCGACGGCGCCGTTGCGCTGGCGATGGCGCTGGGGCTGAAGGCGCGGGAGCGTGCTGACACAGGGCCGAATATTGACGACTGGCTGGCGAGTCTGGCCGCATGAACTGGAAAGACATTCTGCCCTGGCGCCGTAGCCATGTGACTGCAGCGCAGGACAGGGACAACTTTGTAACCAACCGCATCACGGTCGCCGACTACGAAGACGGGCATGCTGTCGGGACGCACGGAGTGCTTGGCCTGACGGCGGCCTGGGCCTGCATCAACCTGATCGCGGGTACGGGGGCTTCGTTGCCGCTGGGGGTGTTCCGAACCACAGCTGACGGCATCCGTTTGCCAGCCAAAGACCATCCACTCTATCGGATTCTGCACGACAGCCCGAACGCAGACCAGACGGCGCTGGACTTCTGGGAGTTCATGTTCGCGGCGGTAGAGCTTCGCGGCAACGCGTTTGCCGAGATCGTTCGGAATGGGCAAGGCCAGATCGTCGCGCTCACCCCGATCATGTGCGACGCGGTGTGCGTTCGGCGGCTAGATAGCGGCGATCTCGAATACACCTGGACAGACGCTGGCGCGGCCCGGCGAGCGACTCAGACCGGCATTTTTCATATCAGAGGTTTCGGCGGCGGCCCGCTGGGCGGAGCATCGACGCTCTCGGTCTGCCGTGCAGCATTCAGTTCGGCCAGCGTCGTCGAGCGGGCGGCAGCGACCACCTTTTCGAATGGCGCTCGCCCGTCGGGCATCCTTTCCACAGACGCCCAGCTGAACGCCGACCAGCGCAAGGAAGCAGAGCGGCTCCTGCAAGAGAAGTTTGTCGGGTCCATCAACGCCGGACGGCCGATGCTGCTCGACAAGGCGATGACGTGGCAGCAGCTCACGATCAACCCAGACGACGCCCAGATGCTGGAGAGCCGCAAGTTCAGCGGCGAAGAGATATGCCGGATTTTCGGCGTTCCGCCAGCTATGGTCGGCTACGGCGACAAGGCGTCCAACTGGGGCACCGGCAAGGAGGTCGATGTTCTCGGCTTCCAGAAGTTCACGCTTCGACGTCGCCTGAAGCGCATTGAGCAGGCCGCCGAAAAGCAACTGCTGTCGCCTGTCGATCGGGCCGCCGGCATGCGCATCGAGTTCAATCTTGAGGGGCTGCTTCGGGCCGACAGCAAACTGCGGGCCGAAGTCAACGACATCGCCCTGAAGAACAAGACGGCCACGATCAACGAGGTTCGCGCTCAGGATAACAAGCCGCCCGTCCCTTGGGGTGATGCGCCTTGGGTCCAGATGCAGGACCAGCAACTAGGCTCGGACGGTTCAGTCCCTGCCCTCCCCTCTCCAGCGGCTTAGGAGGCCCTGATGCTTCAGACGAAGGATTCGGGCCTCGGCCTGGACGTGAAAGCCGTAGGCGACGATGGCGTGGTCGAGGGCTATGCGTCCGCGTTCGGCGTGGTCGATAGCTACAACGAGGTCGTGGAGCCAGGCGCTTTCACCGCATCGCTGGTGGACTCCCGCCGCAAGGGCAAGTCGATCAAGATGCTTTGGCAGCATGACAGTCACCAACCCATCGGGGTTTGGGATGATCTGGCGGAGGACAGCAAGGGGCTCTGGGTCAAGGGCCGCATTCTGAAGGATGCTTCGAAGCTCGCCGCAGAAGCCTACGGCCTACTAAAGGGCGGTGCTCTGGACGAGTTGAGCATCGGCTATCGCACCGTGCAGACCGAGCCGCACGACGACAAACAGGGCGTCCTCAAGCTGCTGAAGCTGGACCTACGCGAAGTGAGCCTGGTGACCTTCGGTGCGCTGGGGCGCGCCGCCCGGATCACTGACGTGAAGAGCATTCTGGAAGGCGGCAATCTGCCGACCGTCCGCGAGTTTGAGGACTTTCTGCGGGACGCAGGCGGATTCTCGAAAAGCCTTGCGACCGCGATTGCGGCCAAGGCGACGCCGCACCTTCGGGGGGAGCCCGAGGCGAAGGCGGATGACGTGCTGGCCTTCCTGAAAGCCCTGCGCAGTTGACCCCCCTCGCCTGACCGCTTCGCGCGGCAGGCTCCACACACCCACTCATCGAAAAGGAGTTCGCCATGAGCGAGCAAAAGACTGCTGCCGAAATGGCAGCCGAGTTCAAGTCGGACTTCAATCAGAAGCACGACGCGGTCAAAGAGATCGCTGAGAAGGCTCTGGCTGAAGCCGCCAAGGGCATTCCCATGGCCGAGACCGCCAAGGAACTGGCCGACCAGGCCCTGACAGGCATGAACGAAGCCAAGGCCCGTCTCGACGAGATGGAGCAGAAGATGGCTCGTCGCGGCAATAACGAAGACGAAACCGGCCGAACCGCTGGTGAACGCTTCATCGGTGACGAGGGCTTCAAGGCCTTTGCCGGCCAGACCCGCCCGCGTGGTCGTCACATCGTCGAGGTCAAAGACATTTCGTCCCTGACGACCGACGCCGCCGGTTCGGTCGGCACCATGGTGCAGCCTGCCCGGGCCGCGCCTGTTTCCCTGCCGCAGCGCCGTATGACGGTTCGCGGCCTCTTGGCCCCGGGCAACATCAGCACCGGATCGATCGAGTATGATCGTGAAACCGGCTTCACCAATAGCGCCGCCCCGGTGGCTGAGGGTGCACTGAAGCCTCAGTCCGAAATCCAGTACACCGAAGAAACCGCCACCGTGCGGACCATCGCGCACTGGATGCGGGCCTCGGTGCAAATCCTTGCCGATGCGCCGGCGCTGCGTTCGATCATCGACCAACGCCTGCGCTACGGCTTGGCCTATGTCGAGGAGCAGCAACTTCTGAACGGCTCCGGCGTCGGCCAGAACCTCGAAGGCCTGGTCACCGCAGCGACGGCCTATGCCGCCCCCGGCGGTCTGGTTGCCGGCCAGCTGATCGACACCATCCGCATGGGCCACCTGCAGGTCGCCCTCGCGGAATACCCTGCCAACGGCACCGTGCTGAACCCCATCGACTGGGCGTTCATCGAGATGCTGAAGGACGGCGAGGGCCGCTACCTGATCGGCAACCCGCAGGGCACGATCTCGCCGACCCTCTGGGGTCTGCCGGTCGTCGCCACCCAAGCCATGGGCGTCGACAAGTTCCTGACCGGTGCGTTCGATCTGGCCGCCCAGATCTTCGACCGTCAGGACGCGACGGTGGAGGTTTCGACCGAGGACCAGGACAACTTCGTCCGCAACAAGGTCACCATCCGTGCGGAAGAGCGCCTCGCGCTCGCCATCTACCGCCCGGAAGCCCTGGTCTACGGCGACCTGGGCCGCGTGGCCTAACCCCGAATGGGCGGGGGTGAAGGCCCCCGCCCGTTTTATCCTTGAGCCAGGAGATGAAAATGGCCGACGTCAAAGTGACCCTGCTGCGCCCGCTGGACGGCCAGCCCGAGGGCGGCGAGGCGACCTATTCCGAGGCCGATGCCAAACGCCTCGAAGCCCGCGGTCTGGTCCGTATCGTCAAAGTGAAGGCCGCGCCGGCGCCGCAGAACAAGGCCGAGCCCAAGGTTGAGAACAAGGCGGAAGGCTGATGCTGAACGTCGTCGTCCTCACGACCGGCCCGCTGATGTCGCTCGCCGAAGCCAAGCAGCACCTGCGCATTGACGGCAACGAGGATGACGCCCTGGTCGAGGCATACGCCGACGCCGCCGTCCTTTCCGTGCTGAACCACTGCGACCACAAGCTGGTCCCGCAGGGCGCCGAGCCCGCCTTCAAGGCCGCCGCGCTGTTGATGCTCGGCGACCTCTATAACAACCGTGAGAGCGTGGTTGCGGGGCAATCGTTCGCCGTGTCGCCGACCATCGGCGCCCTGCTCGGCCCGTACCGCATCTACCGCGTCTAGGAGATCGCCATGCGCGTTCGCTTCACCGAGCCCTTCGATTACGTCCCGACCGAAGACCCGCGCGTCTTGGTCGCGTTCTCCCCGAAAGGCGGGGCTGACGGCGACGGCGCCTACACCGTTCGGCGCGAGGCTGGCGAGGCCGCTATCGCTGCCGGCAAGGCCGAGGATCTGACGTTCAACGGCGCCGACCCCGCCAAGTTCGACCACGACGGCGACAAGCGCCCCGGCGGCGCGAAGAAGAAGACTGATGCCGAAGCCTAAGGGCGCCGGAGACCTGCGACAGCGGGTCAAGTTCCAGCGGCGCGGTGAAGGCGACGACGGTTACGGCAATCCGGTCACAGGGTGGACCGACCTCGACATTGCCCGCGCTTGCAGCCTGACGCCTACGCGGGGCGGCGAAGCCGTCCAGGCTGGCAGAGTGGCCGGAACTGCCTCCTGGGACTGCTGGGTCCGAAACGACAGCGGCACGCGCTCACTGCGGACCGGCGACCGCGCCATCGACGCGCGCGACGCCACGCGAACCTTCAACATCACCTTCATCGGTGACATGGACGGCGACCGGGCTTGGCTCCTGCTTCAGCTGAAGTCGGGCGTCGCAGATGGCTAAGGGCGGCCTCGAAAACGTCGAGCGGCTGATGCGCAAGCTGAACCGCATGACGCCAGCCGTTCGCAAGGCGGCAGGACAAGAAGCCTTCATGCAGGCCGAGGAGATGGCCGCTCAGATGCGGATGATGGCACCGGTCGATAAAGACCCCGATGGCGGCGGCGAACATATCCGCGACCATATCCACGTCGAAGAGGGCCGCTTGGGCGATGTGTCCTACGTCGTCATCAGCGACGCGAAAGACGCCAAGGGCCGACCGAAGGCCTCCCGCGTCGAACTGGGCCACAAGGCCGCAAACGGCAAGATCATCGAGCCTCGAACCTCGTTCTATCCCGTCGTCCGCGCCAGCCGGAAGCGGGTCAAGCGCAAGATCAACGCCGCCATGCGCCGCGCGATCAGAAAAGAGGCGGGCCTATGATCGACGCGTCACTGCCCCTTCAAGCCGCCGTGGTCGCCGCCCTGAAATCCTCGGCCGAACTGACCCCCCTGATCGCCGGGCGCGTCTATGACCGTCCGCCAGCCTCGCCGGTCGCTCCCTACATCACCCTCGGCTCTGGCCAGTCGATAGACGACAGCGATGCCTGTCACGCCCTGGTCGAATGCTATCTGCAGGTCGATTGCTGGTCGGAAGCAGTGGGATATCCCGAAGTCAAGCGAATCGGCGCGGCAGCCGTGAAGGCGCTGAACGCCCCTCTCGTCGTGACCGGTTTCAAAGTCATCATCCATCGCGTCGAAGGCCTCACCTATCAGCGCGAGGCCGACAACCTGACCAGCCGGGCGATCATCCGCCTGCGCTACGACCTTCAGGCCACGGCCTGACCCCTTACCGCCCCTGAGCGGTCATCTCGCCCCAGTCGGGGCTCCCTTACCTATGGAGGCCCGCCATGGCGGAACCCGAAGACTTCGTTGACGTCGTCAGCGGCGAGCAGATCCTTGTCCAGATCGGCGACGGGGCAGACCCGGAAGTGTTCGCCCACGACTGCCTGATCAACACCGGTCGGTCGATCAATCTGACCGCGAACGTCACGGAACAGAGCATTCCGAACTGCCTCGACCCCTCTCAACCCGACAAGGTCGTCAGGCGTGTGGACAGCACCGACAGCAATATCGCGGGTGACGGCAAGCTCCATAGCTCGTCCACGCTCCCCTGGATGCAGCGCGTCGGTAAAACCGTGAACATCCGCGCCCGTCAGGCTGGCGTCTGGCGCATCGCCGGGGCGTATATCGTGTCGGAGTTCTCCCTCACCGGCTCTGCCCGCGAATACGCCACGGCCAATGTGACACTGGTCCAGGCTGACGCTCCGGTCATCGGTCTGGACGTTCCCTGATGAGCCGATCCGCCCGCTACACCGGTCCCTTCGGGGATGGCCCGCACGACTTCCAGCTTCGCATTGCGGAACTGGAGGAACTGCAGGAGCTGACCGACGCTGGTCCAGAAGAGGTCTTTCACAGGATCAGCGAAGGCCGTTGGCGGGTGGCGGACATCCGCGAGACGATCCGGCTTGGCCTTAAGGGGGCCGGTATGGTCGCCCTGACGGCGCGGGCGATGGTCGATCGCTACGCTGGCCCCGGCCAGCTTGCGGACAACAAAGAACTGGCGACCTGCATTCTCGCCGCCGCCCTGGTCGGCGCTCCTGATGAGGACGTACCCTCGGGGGAGATGCAGGGGGAGAGCGACCCCTCCCCCGACGAAAGCTCCGGTTCGCGAACTTCTACGAAATCGGCGGCGCCCTCGGCTACTCGCCGAAAGAAGTCGGCGAAAGCAGCATCTGGCAGTTGATGCAGGCCCATCGCGGCTGGAAGAAGTCGCAGGGGGTCGATGACAAAGCCGGGGCTCCGTCCGACGCCGAGTTTGAAGCGGCAGTTGCGGCGGGCGTGTGATCGCCGGTAGCGTCCCCTCATCAAAGGGAGGGAAGCGTGACCGAAGTAACCGAAGTCTATGTAACTGAAGGCCCATCGGCGCCTATCGCTATGGGCTGGATCATGATCATTGGCGGGGCCGTGCTGGCCGCCGTGTCGTTCTTCTACAATGTCGGCGTGAGCACCGGCGCAGGCGGCATGTATGGGCTGCCTGAGCAGGTCGCTAACACCGACAAGATGGCGGTGCGCAGCATGCTTCTCGCATGTGGGCTCGCGGCTTTCGTGTCGGGCTGGGTGTCTCTTCTAGGAGGGATGATCCTCGAGCAGATCAAGCGCCGTTAGGGCGCTCAACCAAGTCGAAAATGTCAGGGCGGTCCTCCGGGATCGCCCTTTTTCATGGGCGGTGACTGATGGCCGAAGAGATCGAGCGGCTTCTCGTCAGGGTCGAGGCCAATGCTGCGCAGTTCGAAGCGCAGATGAAGAAGGTCAACAAGTCCCTCTACGGGTCGCAGTACGCCACCCAGCAGGCTCTTCGGAAGATCAAGAGCGACACCGCCGCAGCCGCGCCTACCCTCTTCCGGCCCATCGGCGCCGCTTTCACGCGAGAAATGGCGGGCCTCAGCGGCGCGCTGGCTGGCGTATTCACGACAGCCCAGGCCATCAAGTTCGCCGATACCTGGAAGCAAGGCACCAACGCCCTGGCGGCGGCGGGCGTGGCTTCTGAGGACCTCGCTGCTCGCCAGCAGGAACTGCTGCAGGTCGCGAACGAAAGCCGGTCCAGCATGAGCGACACCGTCTCGCTCTACACCCGACTGACGATCGCCACGCAGGAGCTTGGCCTCTCGACGGAATCCACGCTCCGGCTGACCGAACTGCTGAACAAGAGCTTCCAGTCGTCGGGCAAGACCACGGCCGAGGCGGCTTCGGCCGCGCTCCAACTCAGCCAGGCCCTGGCGTCTGGCACGCTTCAGGGCGACGAGCTCCGCTCGCTGCGTGAAAGCGCGCCCGAGCTCGCGATCATCATCGCCAAATCCATGGGCGTAAGCATCGGCGCCCTGAAGGACCTTGGCGCCGAGGGGAAGATCACAGGCCAGATCGTGACGCAGGCCATTCTGGGCGCCGGCGACAGCATCGAAGCCAAGTTCCAGGCCACGCAGGTCACGGTGGCTCAGTCCCTAACGATCCTGAACAACGAGATCGGGAAGTTCGTAGGCCAAACAGACGCGGGCCTCTCGGCGACCGACCGTCTGGCGCAGGGCATCCAGCTTCTTTCGCAGAACCTTGACGTCGTGGTCACGGCGGCGGGCGTGATGGTGTCGATCATCGGGACGCGCTTTGTCGTGGCTCAACTGGCCGCCGCGACGGCTACTGCCGGACACGCCGCTGCGCAGTTGGCTCTGATCGCCGCCATTTCCGGAACGTCGCGGGCCGCTCTCGCTGGATCGGTTGCGCTGCGCGGCCTTGGCGCCGCGAGCCTGTTCTTCATCGCCAACCCGATAGGGCTGGCCATTACGGCGGTCGCGGTCGCCATCGGTCTCTTGGCGATGAAGAGCCGCGAGGCCTCGCCCGCCATGAAGGAGCTGAACGCCCAGACGGCGCGCACCTCGACGTCACTGGATGCATACGAAAGCGCAGCGCAAGCGGCCGCCAACGCCAGCGGCGCTGCAAAGGTGAAGGCGCTAGAGCACGCAGCCGCCATGAGGGTCGAGGCGGCAGACGCTGTTGTGGCCACTCGCGCCTTGCTGGAAAAGGCTCGCGCCGCCCGCGCGTCGTCTGCCCAAGTCGAACAAGCCGCAGCCAAGGCCGTCATGGACCGCAGCGTGGCGGGTTCCAACATCGGCACGCTACAGCAGGGTCAGTACGCCACGGCCAAGGCCCGCTATGAGCGAGCCGCCGCCGAGGAGTTTCAGGCGGGCTATGACTATGCCGCTGCCTCCAATCGGCTGGAGGGCATCAATAGGAACGTGCGGGCCGGCTCCTACGTCAATGCGGCCTCAACGGCGGCCGATGATGGAAAGCCCAAGAAGGCCAGCGGCCCGACGCCCGAAGAGCTCGCGCGCCAGCGTGAAATGCTTGCGCTCCAAATGGAGATTGCACGGCTGGAAGCTCAGGGGACTGAGGCAGCTTCTGCGCAGGCGCGGACGAAGCAGCGCGAGCTGGACGTTTTAAACCTGACGAAACAACTGACCGACGCTGGCGTCACGAACGCCAAGGCGGCCGCCGAAGCGCAGGTGTCGGCTATCGCGACGGCGGAGGACGCGCAGCGCGGCTTCGCCATCCTGTGGGAGCGCAACCAGAAGGCCCTGGAGGCTTCGGAAGAAGGCAATCGCCGGGCGAACGACCTCCTGCTGGACCGCCTTGGGTTTGAGGCCGAACTGGCCCGCCTGCGCGGCGATCCTGTCGCGATCCGCACCAAGGAGCGCGAACTGTGGATCGAGGAGCGGATCAACGCGCTTCTCGCCATGCGCCCCGACCTGAACCGTCAAAGCGCGCGAACGATTGCCGAGACAGAGCGCGGCTCTCTCGACGTCGCTAATCGCCAAGGCGAAAACAACGACCGCGCCCGCTCCATGGCCCGCGACTTCACCGACGTCCTGGCCTCCGACAACTGGGCCGAAGCGGCCGGGCGCAAGTTCCGAGAAGCCGCCTTCGACAACCTGGAAGACCTGCTGACCAATCTGTTCTCTGGCATCACCGGGGGCAGCGGCGCGGGCGGAAACAGCATCGGCGCCATCATCGGGTCGGCGCTCAAGAACATGATCCCCGGCTTCGCCACGGGAACGTCCAGCGCGCCAGGCGGCCCGGCATACGTCCACAAGGGCGAGATGCTGGTGAACCTGAAAAAAGGCTCGTCGGTCGTTCCGGCCCACGCGGTTCGCGCCATGGGGGCCTTGGCGGGCCGCTCGCAGGTTCAGCCGCGCGCCGCAGCCCAGACGCCTGTCGTCCGCATCTACATGGACGAAGGCGGCCTGTTCGCCCCTCGGGTCCAGCAGCTGTCAGGTCGCGTCGCCGTTCAGACGACTGCGGCAGGCGTCGCCTATGCGCAAGACCAGACACAGCAGTCCGCCCGTCGCCAGCGCCAGAGGCTCGTCTGATGATCGAACTGCCGGCCTGCCCCATCGTCGTGGAGGCGAACCCGAAGCTGATCGGCTTCTTCACCGATCAGCAGCCCACCCTTGGCGGCCCTCAGGCGCGGATCTCGCGGCTTGGTGACAAATGGGGCATCGATGTCGTCACTGGCGCGGCCAGGTATGCCGAAGAAGGCATGACCTACCTCGCCCGCCTCCTGCGCGGCATGACGGACACGGTGCTGCTGGCCTTCCCTGAGCCCGGTGTGCCGGTCCAGGACTACGGCGCGCCCGTCGTCTCGACGGCCGGCGCTTCTGGACGCCTGCTGCCTATCGGTGGCCTGACGCCCGGCGTGGTTATCCGAGAGGGCAAGTTCCTGTCGGTCGTGATCGGCGGGCAGCGTTTCCTCTATCAGGCGGCCGCGACCATCACCGTCCCCATTGGCGGCGCGGTCAACCTGCCGATCTATCCGACCCTGCGTCGTCAACCTCCCGTTGGCGCTGTGGTCGAGTTGGCCGCCCCCAAGATCGAGGGCTTCGTCCAGGGCAGCGAGCAGTCCTGGCAGGTCAGCCGGTCGAAGTACCTCCCCTTCAACTTCTCCATCGTTGAGGTCGAGTAATGGCGATGAACTCAGCCATGCTGGCGGCGCTCCAGTCGCGCAACCCGCTGCTGGTACACCTGCTGCGCATCGAACTGCCTGGCTACACAATCCGGCTGGTCGACGGCTCGGGCTACGTGATCTGGGGCGCCGAGGTCTTCACCGGCTCGGACCCGGAGTTCGGGACCATCGCGGGCTTTGGCGACTTCACCGAGTCCGAGGGCACCGAAGCACCGCGCCAGGCGCTGCAGCTGCTGCCCAAGAACAACGCCGCCGTCGCTCGGCTGACCGCGCCAACCGCGCAGGGCTCGCCCGTCAGCATCTACGCCGCCGTGGTTGACCCGGCGACGGGCGCCCTGATCGGGGAGCCGGACGCCCGCTTCATCGGCGAGTTGGACGAGGCGACCTACAACATGGGCAAGAACTCCAACCTGCTGGAGCTTGAGCTCTCGACCATCTGGGAACGGCTGTTCGACGACAACGAGGGGCACCGCTGGAACGACACGTTCTGGCAGCACCTGTTCGGCGCCAACGCGCGGGCCTTCCAGCACATCCCCAACGTCGGCGGGAAGCTGCACTGGGGCTACAACGGCCCGGCCAATGGCTCGGGCGGTTCGTCATACGGCGGTGGCGGGTCCATCGGCGGCGGCGGCGGCAACGTGGTCGACCAGCAGGTATGACCGAACTCGAATTGCGGGTGGCGGCAACTAGCGCCACCGTCGCCCGGTTCAACGGTCAGCCGTTCGCCCTGGGCTCGACCGACTGCGCTCGGATGGTCGCCTTCCACCTGAAGCAACTCGGCTTCAAGCCATCGCTGCTGAAGGCCGGGGCCTACTCGACCGAGGTCGGCGCTCGCCGCGCGCTCCAGCGCCTGGGCGTGTCTTCGCTGTCCGAGATCATGGACCAGCACTTCCCTCGCTGGGATGCGCCGGCCGAGGCGCGCGTCGGCGACATCCTGTGCGGCCCTGGTCTCGGCGGGACCGGCGACGCCATGGCGATCCGCCTGCACCGTCACAACGCCCTCGCCTTCCTCGACGGCGTCTGCGGCGAGGTCGTCATCCACGAATACGTCGCGGCCTGGAGGGTTGTCTAATGCCTCAACTTCTCCCCGCCGCCGCAGCATGGGCCGCCGCCGCTTGGTCGTCGGCCGTCACCGCCACGGCCGTCACCTTGACCAATGTCGGCGTCATGGCGGCCATCGGCGAAGGCGCGACCATCGCACTTGCGGGCAAGATCGTCGGCACGGCCGCGACGCTCGCTCTGTCGGCTGCAGCCACGGCCATCATGCGTCCCAGCGTCCCCTCGACCGGCACGACGCTGGACTTCAAGCCTGACCCCAAGGCTCCGGTTCGCGGGGCCATGGGCTACACGGCGGTCGGCGGCAACAAGGCGTTTCAGGGGACCTGGGGCTACAATCGCGTAGCCCTTTCCCTCGGCGTCGCCCTGTCGCTCGGCCCCATCGACGCCGTCACGCAGTTCCAGGCTGACGGCTCGGCTGTCGCCTTCACCGGCGCCCAGAACGAAGCGACAGGGTTCTACGCCAAGGACATGTGGCAGAGCACGACGCTGGGCCTGCCCGGCGACGCGGCCCTTCTGCCGCCGACCGGGTTCAAGTACGGCACGCCCGGCCTGACTGGCTGGGGCTCGCAGCACGCGGCGCCACAGGTCTCCTTTGCCTTCTGGACCATGCTGCTGGCGAAGAACCCGGAGGACCGGGACGTCTATACCAACGGCGTGCCTGATCCCCGCTGGATCGGCCGCTGGATGAAGGTGTGGAACCCGCGCCGGGACGACACCTATCCGGGCGGCTCGGGCCCGCAGCGTCGCGACGACTGGCGCACCTGGGAGTGGTCGGAAAACCCCTACGTCCACGCGCTCGCCTGGTATCGCGGCCACTTCAAGCTGAACCTAGACGGGTCAATCGACCGGACGAAGCGCATCGCAGGCATCGGCGCGCCCGACGCCGCGCTGGATATTCCGGCCTTCGTCGAGGGCATGAACGTCGCAGACGCCAACCAGTGGACGATCTCGGGCGAGTGGGCCTCGACTGATCCCAAGGCGCAGGTCGCCATGGCCATGCTGCAAGCCGGCGGCGGCCAGCCGATCAACCGCGGCGCGCAGATCAGCGTCCTGGTCAACATGCCGCGCGTCTCGACCTACACCTATACGAAGGCCGACCTGATCGGTCAGGCGACGATCCGCCCTCTGACGCCGCGCCGCGACCGCAAAAACACGATCATCCCACGCTTCAAATCCGAGGCGAACAACTGGGAATATGTGGCGGCGGGCGAGGTCACGGACGCCGGCTATCGCGCCGAGGATCGGGACGAGCCGCGCTCGGTCGAGGTCGAATACGTCCACGTCCGCAACGCCAAGCAGGCCGGGCAGCTCGCCGCCTATGATCTGGTCACGCTGCGCGAGGGCCTGACGGTCACGCTGCCGTCCAAGGTCCAACTGATGCACGTCCACGCGGGCGACTGCATCACGGTCGAGGAGCCTGAGCTGGCGATGGTCGGCCAGAAGTTCGTCGTGATGCGGACGACCACGGACTACAAGTCCGCGACTGTCACGCTGGAACTGCGGTCGGAGACCGACGCCAAGCACGCGTTCGCGCTCGGCCAGGTCGCCAAGGCGCCGCCCTCGCCGACGCTGTCGGCGGTCGATCCGAAATACATGGCGCCGCCCGCGTCGGAAGACTGGACGGTCGCTCCAAAGCCGCCGTCCGAGGGCGGGGTCTCGCAACCGATCTTCGTCATCGAACTGCCGATTGAAACGAGCGACATCGTCGGGGTCATCATCAAGCATGGACCGAGCGCTGAAGGCCCGTGGACGGACGGCTATGAAGGTTCGCCGCGATCGGATGGACGCTATGAGGTTGCTGGCCTCAATCCCGGGCAAGCCTACTGCGTCTCCCTCCAGTACGTGGCGAAGAATGGCACGAAGTCGGACCCGGACATCAAGTGCGGGGTCATTGCCGGTGATCTCATCGGCGACGTCATGCCGAACGCCCCCGGCTTGTCGCAGATCAAAGACGATATCACCGCAGCGTTCGGCGACATCTTCGCTGTGGATGTGCTGGTGGCGCAGGCACGCGCGGACATTGACGCTCAGGGCGTGGAGATCGCTTCGGCGCGGGGCGGCCAGCCGAACCTGAACAGCCGCATCCTGGAACTGAACCAGGCGCGCATCGACGGCGACACGTCCAACGCCACGGCCATCTCCCTGGTGCAGGCGCGGACGGCGAACACCGAGGCCGACATCATCGATCTTGAGAACGCGCTCGCGACCGAAACTTCGGCGCGCGCTGAGGACGTCAGCGAAATCGCGGCCCGCATCCGGCAAGGTTCGCCCAACCTCATCGACTTCGGAGACTTCCGAAACGGACTGGCCGGTTGGTCGAACGGCGGCGGCGGCTGGACGCCGACCACGAGGCCGGACGTCGGTTCGTACATCTACGCCACGGGGCCGGGCTTCATCTTCCGCGACTTTCCCATCCTTCCCGGTCGAAGCTATTCGTTGGGCATCGAGGGCGGGATAGGCAGCAAGTCAGTCTACGTGCAGTTGTTCGACGGCGCGACGTCCCTGGGGATCACCTCGGCCACGATCAGTCCCTCGGGCTGGACGCGCGAAGCGACGCCCGTTTTCGGCGCGCCGATGGCTAACATCGCCCGCGTCGTGATCGTTAACAACGGCCCCGGCGCGACCGAGGTGACGCGCGTCCAGCTTCAGGAAGGCCCGGCGACCGACTGGCGCGACGACGCTTCTGCAATCGCAATTTCGGCGAGCGTTACGCAGCAGTCCCTCGCCATCATCGATCTGGAGAACAACGCCGCCATCGCCGCGTGGCGGGTCAAGGCGTCGGCGAGCGGCGGCAAACCCGCGATCCTGGAGGTGGTGTCATCCACGGAAGGCAGCTACGTCGCTATCGGCGCTGAGCAGATATTCCTGGGCGAGAACACGACCATCGACACGGTGTCCCAGACCCAGCAGGGCCTCTGGGGTTCCACCCGCCGCGTCATCGCCAACGGCCCGCCTTTCGGCCCTGACAACCTGATCCACTGGTCAGGACCGAGCAGCATCGCCCTGTCGGCCATGACCAAGGCCAATGCCGGATTCTGGCAGGACCAGACCGGCGCCTACGGCCCCACCCCTCTGCCTTCCTTCTGGGCGCGGGTTACGCCAACCCAGATCACGCGGTCCCGGACTGGTGCCGGCTCGATCAGCACGGCCGTCAACGACGTCATCGTCACCTGTTACACCGGGACTTCGGGCGCGACCTGCACGTGGTCCCGCGTCTCGGGCGACCCGACGATCAGCTTCCCCGCTACCGGTTTTACCCCGACCTTCAGCACCACAGTGGCGCTGGGGCAGATCAAGACCGCCCTCTTCGTCGGCCTGGTGGCCAAGGGCGGCGACGTGGACCTCGTCTATGTGAACGTCGAGTTCCAGGAAAACACCTAACCCCCAAAGGAGACCGTCATGGACGCTCTGTTGATCTTCCTGCTTGTCCTGCTGCTGGCCGGCGTCGGCATCTGGTTCTACCGCCGCAACCGAAAGCCTCAGGGCTATATCCGGCCGGGTCGCCCCTCTTCGCCCATCGATCCGCGTCAGGGGGATTGATCCGTGGCCGATCTGACTGACGCCGAAAAGCTGGCTGCTGCGGAGGCGGCCATGCTGGCGGCGACCGAAGCCGCCAAGGCCGCTCGACTGCCCTCCGCAGAGGCTGCTGTCGCCCTGCTGACGAATCCTGACGCCGTAGCCTTCCTCGCTGGCCTGAAAGCCGCCTGCGATGCCAGTGTCGATGATCTGGCTCGACCACTCGGCACGCAAGGCACCGAGGGGACCAAGCAGATGCTTCAGCGCATCATCACGTCGATGGAGGCGGGTCTGGCGGCGGCGCAGGCGCGGGTCTCTATGCTGCAACCGATCCCGGAACCGGTCGAGCCGTCCGAGCCGTCCGATCCTGCCTGACGAACCCGGTTCGTCACTAGTACCGCCGCGACTTTGCGCCGGCGCAACCTTTGGCCGACATCTTTGGAGGGGCGGATGCTCGACCCGAGGGATTTCCCCGCGTTCTGGGGACTGTGCGGCGGCGTGCTTTTCGGCGCCGTCGGTCTGGTCACCGCCTATTCCGCCAAGGCCGGAAATCCGCTGGCGCGGCGCAAGGCGTGGCTTCACCTGGGTCTTGGCGTCATCGCCGGACCCATTCTGGCCGAGGCCTTTACGCCCAGCCTGATCGCCATCGTTCCTGCGCTGGACGTGCGGGGCGTGGCCATGACGCTGGGGTGGATCGCCGCGAACGATCCGCGCGGGTTCTTCGGCTTCACCAAGCGCCTTGTCTATGCGGCGCTGAACGCGGTGCTCAAGGAGACGCAGCATGACCGCTCATGAGTGGATGGTTCTGGCCACGGGGTTGATCTTCCTCTCGGCCGGGGCGGTGCTGAGCCAGGTGTTCCGCCTGCTCGGCCCGACCTATCACACCAAGGTCACGGCCCACTGGACCGTGAGGGGCTTCTTCTTCCTGTCCACGGCCGTGCTGGTGGCGCGCGGTCTGTCGATCATCTTTCCGGGGCGGGCCTTCGCCGTTCAGCACATGAGCGTGCTGGTCCCGGCGTCGGCGATTGTTCTGATGGGCCTGTCGCTGATCTTGCTGGAATGGGTGATGCGAGACCGGGCACCGCCTCCCTGGACCGAGCGCATTCTGGGGCTGGTCGCCCGGCGCGGCGCTTCAGATGAAGCGGTCGCCGAGTTGGCCTTCGCTCTGCCGCCCGAACCGCACGGGCGATCAGCCAGCGAACATCAGCCTTGTCGGTTCGTGCGGGTTGGGATGATGGCTGGGGCGGCCCTCGCCATTCTGATCGTGGTGGCCGTGGTGCTGAGCGCGACGGTTGGCGGCTAGAGCAGCCGTTCGATGTTCATGACGAACTTGAACAACTGGTCGAGGCGCAGGAGCAGGAATCCAAAAAGCGTAGCCATAACGTAACCCTAGGCTGGGGGCGATCAGGCTCAAGTTACAACTTCGACATCGCAAGCCCGAAAAAGTCAGAATTGGGACGGCCCGACGCTCAGTGTGAGGGCTGAAACAGCGCCGGGCCGTCAGCATTTCTCCTCCCCGGAGAATGCAGCAAGGCAACTCGCCAAGCGCCGCTGTGGTTCCGAATGAGGCCGAAGATCACTCTCTGAGGAGTTGTTCGTACTCCTCCAGCGTAGCTGAAGGGACACCACATGCTCGCGCGGCAGCGATAGCGGCCGTCATCTTAATGACCCAGGTCTCGTCCTGGCGAAGGGTTGGCCTGTTCCGTGCCTTCAGCCGAAGGGCGTTTAGCGGCTCCAAGAACTCAGACGCCTCGCACTCCATCTCATCCTCCCAAGGGTGATGCGGCCAAGCTACACCGACGAGAGCAAAGTCTAGAAGTCAGATGCAGCGCAGCATTTAGCCGCAGCTCTAGCGCAGTCGGTAATCGATGACCTCGTCATCGGTCTCAAACCCGTGGGCTCTAGCCCGCCGAGCAGCGCTCTCAGCCGACGCCATCATGTGATCGGGACGGCGACGAGGACGGCCTTCGATAAGCGGTGCAAACTCATACCAAGTCCGCAGGCCCTCACCTCGAGCACCGGACAAGACGCGCAGAATGACGGCGGTTTTCATTGGCGCAGCCCCTCCCTGAACCGCCAGCCCTCTGACGACCGACGTTCTTCATACGTAGAAATACCCACTCCCACAATCTGAACTGGAGACGGCCATGTCACGCGCGGCCCTGTTCGCTGACGTGCGCAAACACGCGCCCGGCGGAAGACTTCTCGATGCGCACGTCCCGCTGATCGATGCGGTAGCGGACGCCTTCGGCCTGCCCCACGCAGCCAACGACCGAGTTCAGACCGATCTGACCGTTGAGGACTTCGCCGACGCGGCTACTGCGCTCGGCTGCTCGGTCGCCCAGATCCGGGCGGTGTTTGAGGTCGAGGCCTCGGGCGCCGGCTGGTTCACTGACATGCGCGGTGAGATCTTGGCGCTCGACGGGCCCGGCGGCTTCCTCGACGGTTCATCGCTGCCCAAGATCCTGTTCGAGGCCCACGTCTTCGACAAGGAGACGGGCGGACGGTTCCGCGTCTCTCACCCCAACCTGTCATCCGCTCGCTGGAACAAGGCGCTCTACGTTGGCGGCCAGGGCGAATACGAACGCCTGCACCGCGCCATGCAGTTGGACGCCCGCGCTGCCTTGCGCTCTGCATCCTGGGGCGCGCCGCAGATCATGGGCTTCAATCACAAGCTCGCCGGGTTCGACACGGTCGAGGCCTTTGTCGAGGCGATGAAAACCGGCGCCCGCGCGCACCTGATGGCCTTCGTCGCCTTCGTGAAGGCCAGCGGCCTGACGGCGGCGCTGCGCCAGATCACCACCTATCACGCCAGCGCCGAGCCCTTCGCACGGGGCTATAACGGACCCGGCTACAAGGCGAACGAGTACCACGTCAAAATCGCCCGGGCCTTCGCGAAGTGGAGCAAGACGTGATCGCCTTCGCCCTCCGCATCGGCCGCGCCCTCACCCCGACCGCTTGGCTGGCGCTGACCGTCCTCGCCGCCTTCCTGATCTTCGGCGGATACTGCGCTCACAGGGGCGCTGAAGGCGTTCGCGACCGTCAGGCAGCCGATCAGGCCAAGGCCGAGGCAAAGGCCTCCAGCGCGCGGGAAACAGCCGCCGGCGAGCGCCTGTCCGACACCACCACCATTCGAGACCGGCAAGAGGAGAGAGACCATGCCGCGCAAGCGCTTCCTGATAGCCTGCCTGATGATCGTGAGTTGCGGCGTCGCTGTCGCCAGTTGCGGGACGTTGGGCGCGTCCCGCCCGCCTGTCGAGGACCTGAGGGTCCTGCCTAAGCCGGTGCCGTCAGACCAGGTTCTGACCAGCCGGATCGCGGGCGAGTTGCACGACAACGCGGTCGAAGCCTGGGGCGAGGCTGGATGGGCGCAGGTCGGGCGGCTGTGCCGCTTCTTCGACGAGATGGGGATGAAGGGGCTCGACTGTCCGGCGCCGGAGATCCGACCGAAGCCGGGCTAG